AAAATCACAGTAGGTTTATTAGCGCTTTCTTGTTAAATTATTAGGGCAATTAAGAATGGAACTGCCTATAAAATGGATAAAGAATTACTAAAGGAACTCGAGTCGCTTAGAGCGTACAAAAGAGTCACTGAAGCAAAAGGGATAAATAGGGCGTTTACGCGATTAGAACAACTACTAGAATTGGCACACTTTGATCCAACAATGTCTATACGAGCATTCAGGGTTATTGCTGATTGCCTGCTAAGTCTTAAAGATGAAATTAAATAAGGATATTGCATGAGCACTATGAAAATAGCGGAGCTAAAGAAGAGGGTGGTTAACCTGATTGAGATTGAACGTGTAGTTGCAGCCAAGACATTACGAGCTGCAGAGAAGAAGAAGGACGATGATGTGCTGATTATTGCTCAAAGCTACCTAATGGGCCTTAAAAGAATACAGACTATATTGAACAATTTATTCCGGGAACTGAAATGACCAGACTAAAAACTTGGATAAAAAAATGGAAATGCATATTTTTGCATGAAAAAGAGATTCGCGAATTGGATTTAGATAAAGAATCAGGGTGCTTTATGTGGGGTTTTGAGCGCTTTGAAGGATGTACTAAATGCGATATATGGAGACGGATGTGACTGGAAAATATGTAATCTACACCCAAATTGAATACATAACTGAAATCGAGTCGCTGGATATAAACAACTTTCAGACAATTGCGACCCCATATTATTATGAAACCAAAGAACAAGCTATAGATGAAATGATTTTAAAACTAATGGAATTAAAAAATAACAAAAGGGCTTAATATGTATTTTAATATTCATGAAAAAAGTGCCGAGCTATTAGAAAGGCTGGCAAACTCTGTATATGATAGAGACACGCAAAACCCAAATCCTCTATTTTTTTCTCATAAAGAAATTGAAATTGTTGAATCATGGATGAAAGATTTTATACGTGAAGAAGATTTTGTTTAGAACCCTTGTGAGTGTGGAGTCCCGCAAGGGCGTGTAGCTTATCATCAACTAAGGAAGTAAATATGAAGCATTGCAAAGTGATTTTAACATGACTGTCGAAAAATAAAAAATCAGCTTTTTTCAGATTCATCTTTCTTGAAAGGCCACCATTTTATTCTTTTTTTAAGAGGGTTTTCTTTATTTTTTTTGAGCTCTTGGAACTCTAAAACACGGCCATAACTATTAATTGTATCAAGCATTTGTGATTGCCTTTCATCCTTGATACTTATTTGTGCTACCAAAAAATCATTATGCTGCTTTCTTTCATCAAGAAGCTCTTCAAGATGTTTAACCCTCTCTTCTAAAAGTCTTTTTGATTCATTTCCATCCAAATTATCTTTGCTTCTCTTCATTTCCCAGGTAGTCGCATCAGGGAAAGCACGATAGAACTCTGTCTTCTCAATGAAGTGAGCCCCAAGCTCATCCTGCTCTGAGACTACCTTTCCTCTTTTTATAAAGTTTATTATGGTTCTAGGGGTGCAGCCTAAAAGGGCGGCTGCTTCTCTACATGTGAACCAACTCTTTTCTTTACGCATTTACTAATCCTTCGCTTTAATTCGCATATTTTCGACATTTTTCCTGAGTTAAAAGCATACAGAATGTTTCCGTGCTTGAAAATTAATGTCAGTGTTTATTAAAAAACCTTACAGAGAAACCAATTAGAAAATAATTCACCGGGATATCTCCCGCCTATTCAGTTTCTCTTTGTTATAGAGTTATAATGACTAAGGCCATCATTACAACTGATGCATAGCTGTTGTTAACATATTATATTAATACTATAAAATAAAGGATTTAGTTATGTTGTTAGGTGAACTTTACGAACATTATGGCACTTGGACAAAAATGGTAAGAGAATTAGACCTTGGGAACAGCACGTATCAGATTTGGCGCAAGAAAGGATACATCCCATTCAGGTCTCAATTGCTCATTGAAAGAAAGACCAAACGGCTATTTAAAGCCGTGGAAGAGCATGGTAGGCCTGGTTAATAAACCTGAGCCTCGCCTATTTTCCACACATAATAAGAAATGTATTATAGCAATTAAGCGCAAATTCCCTCCATTGTTTTCCAAGAAATTCTAATCTTATACAATCATAATATTGCTTGAATGCGATGCCAGATGGTATATTGCAGGGGTAGGGCAGGTTAACCCTACGGAACATAGGTTTTTAACCAGTTAGATTGATTTTTGTTAGAAAAAGAAGAGTGTAGTTTGAAAAGAGGTTGAGGCATCCTGCCCCTCTGTATAACAAAACTCAAACCCGCGTGAATGGTCCCCGACCAAAGTTATCATTCATCGCTTTTTAAAACCATTAAAGACAGAGTCCTTTGGTTTCTAGCTTTGTCTTAGGATGTGCCATGTGTCCAACACATAACAGGCTTCATCCGCACCACTTACAAGGTAGCATTAAGTTATGAAATTAATACCAAGTAGCGAGGACAATTATACTATAAAACCTTCCTACAGTACAAATATAGCCTGTCTTTTTTCACAATTCAATTTGTTATTTCCCTCTGTTACCAAAAATTCCAAAACTCTTAGCAAGAAGGGGCTGTAAAATGATTTTCGAATCCGCTTCCGACGAACAAGTAGTAACTGACAATAGAAACCATTCTTTTCCTGTTGCAGTGGCCATCAAATATTCCCCTCAGATTGCCTTATGGTTGCAACATCTCGCTTATTGGACTGAGCACAATTTGGCTCTGAATCAAAACATTCATGACGGCTTGTGTTGGAGCTATGCAACACTAGAATCTCTAGGAGATCAGTTTCCTTACCTCAGCAAAAGCCAAAGAGAGACCATGGTGAACAATTCCATTAAAGAGGGATTGGTAATCAAAGGCAATTACAATCAGACAAAATATGATAGGACTGTTTGGTATGCATTAACCCCTAAGGCTTATGCCTTTTTTGGTCATCTTTTAAACGAGAAATACCTGAAGCGCCTGTATTTGTCCATTTCCGAAAAATCGGAAATCGATATCGGAGATTTCGGAAATCGATTTCCGGGAATTCGGACACCTATACCAGATACTAATCCAAATACTAATACAGATAATAAACATAAAAGAAAAATATATACAAAAAGAAATGATGATTCAGATGAAATTCAAAATCCAAACTATACTCAAGACACAAACCATGAAGTTGAAACAGAGGCAAAACAAAAGTCTGATAAATTTAATAATCACGAAGAAAGCATCATAAAGGCCTCTGAAGGCCCCATTGGAGAAATAAATCAAACTAAGTCTGATTATTCTTACTCTCAGCTGAATAATCAGACAGCAAGAAAAAATAAGAAGCAATCAGAGATAAATTACATCCTCGAAAACAATATTTTTAACCTTCCAGAGCAAATGATTGACGACTGGATTACATTCAGGAATAAAAAAACAAAGCCAGTTACTAAAACCGTATGGAATTCTGTAAACAAAGATCTCGCCCAATGTGAAAAAAACGGGAATGACCCGATTAAGTGCTTCGAAGAAAGCATTGCAAAAGGATGGGTTGTCCCAGATCCAACATATTTCAACCAACAAACCACAAAACGACAAACAATAGCCCCTAAGCCTATATACGATGACAATGACACCAGCTGGATTAATCAAAAATTATTTGAGGACATGTACTGATGAAAAAAATATCAAATTTTATTGATGTAAATAAATTACTTTCGGGCGAAGAAAAGAAAATGCATGACCAAAAACACTATGAACAAGAAACAGCAAAGATTGTGAACAATCTTTTTGGTGAATTGAAATTAATATTCCCAGCATTCAGACAGGCTTGGGCTACTGACGAAGAATTCAGCAAAGCCAAAAGCGTATGGACTAAAGCGCTCAAGGAAAATGGCATTAGTAATATCGGGATGATAAAGCGTGCTCTTCAAAAATGCAGGCTTTCTACCAATCCATTCGCTCCAAGCGTGGGGCAATTCATCGAGTGGTGCAAAGCATCAGCTGAAGACATTAAATTCCCTGAAATCCTAGAAGCCCACAGACAATCTCTGAAGATGAATGAGTTGTACTCAGAATACAAAAACCCTGACGAGCGAGTTGATAAGCTCGTACGCCATGTAATTGCGCAGATAGGGCCAACTCAATACCGTAAACTTACAGAAAAAGAATCGTATAAAATTTTTGGGTATTACTACACTGTGGCTGTGAGACAATACGCCAATGGAGAACTGCCTGATATCGACAAGGCTCTTGAGTCTGATGCGGCGAAGGATAGAGAAGAAGATGACATAAAGGGCGTAATACGCGATGAATACAAAAAATTACGGGGTCATGGTGAGAATATGATTAAGATAAAAGAATTGTTATTAAGGCGCTAAATTCTTCTTTTAATAAACGATAATTTATTTGCATTACATCGCATCATATTTTTGACGAAGTCTTTAAAAAAGTGGTAATTTGGAGATTATAGAGGTATTTACAAAGAGAATCTTGGCATGAAATTTGAATGGAAAGAAATTAGCACTCATAAGCACGGGCATTATCAAACTCATAGAGCTAAGGTTTTCGGAGGATGGCTTGTGAGATACACGGAGTTTGCAGTGGATGTTTTTGACAATCTTGCCATGGTATTTATTCCTGACCACGATCACCGCTGGGATGTAGATGAAGTTCAGCGACCTAGCGAAAACTAGAGGGATTCATTTGCTCAAAGACGACTTTAATTATCTTCGTGAGCGTCTTAGTCGTTTGCCAGCGCATGAAAAGAACAAGGTGCTTGTTGAGTACATTGACGTATGGTGCAAAGAAATGGCAGACTGCGACAGTTTTATTTTAAAACAAAATCACGGCAGATGTGCTGCAAACCAATGGATTAGAGAGAAATTTTAGATGAAAAACGGAATTGTAAAGTGGTTTAACAGCAACAAAGGGTTTGGTTTTATACAATGCGAAAACAAAGACTATTTTGTGCATTTCAAAGACATAAAAAAAGAAGGCTATAAAGAGCTAAAACAGGATGAGCGCGTGAGTTTTATACCGGGAAAATCGCCGAAAGGTGATGTTGCTACGGAAGTAACTTCGATATAAAATACAATCTCTTCAGGAGGGTTCACTTCAATTAGCCCCGAGGATTATGCACTTCATTTGCCACCAGCATCTGATTGCTTTGCCGGTTTCCAGGTTCTGGTGGTTAAGTTGCAACCCCCTTCCGCCAAGACCTTCTTAACAGACTTATCCACAGATTTTGTGAGTAACTTTTTTTATGCTATGTTAGTGGATATCAAAAAAACACGGAGTGTTTGAAATGAGCGAAGTCAAGGATTACACGGAAGAGAAAGAATATAATCACTACAATGGTGTGCCATCAATGTATGGTAAATTGGTTGATGAGCAATGCAGACAACAGCCTAAATACTGCATGCCAGGTGAAGTTGGCGCAGATATGAAAGGCGAGCATCGAAATGAGCAAGCAGGTCCTTAATGGCTGGCGGAAGACCCACTACATATACAAAAAAAATGGCGGATAGAATATGCGAGATTGTCGCTACTAATCGCCATGGACTTAAAAAGCTTTGTATTATGTTCGAAGAATTGCCAGATGATAGCACAATTAGACGTTGGGCAATCATGAATCCAGGGTTTTCAGCCCAATATTTGAACGCAAAGCGTCAACAAATTGACATTGTTATGGAAGAAATAGATGAAATCATTGATGAAAACCTTAGGTTCTATCATGATGACCATGGTAATGAGCGGATAGATTCTCCCTCGGCGTCCATTGCTATTGCTAAAGCGAATAATAAGAAATGGTTTGCTTCAAAATTAGCTCCTTCCTTATATGGTGATAAAAAAGAAGAACAGAAACAAGAATCAACTTCTTTGCTAGAAAAATTAATCACAGGCGAAATAAAAGTTTCACATGAGTAAATTTGAAGACATACTCCCTTTGATGCGTTGCGGTAAAAAGGCTCAAATGACCAGCGATAGAGAATCTGGTGTTTATTGGATATGTGGAAAAGCAGGCAATGAATCTTTGGGAATTCCGATGACTCCTACCATAATTAAAATACAGAAAGATGATACTTGCATCCCTGATAGATGGTCGTGGGGAATCCCTTGCTGGGCTGTCATGGCTGATGATTGGGAGATTATGGATTGATATATCATTCCTCTTTACTTTATAAAAATATATTTCATATGTGCAACAAGCATAAATGGATTAAATTAATATTATCTTACCCGAACATGAATGAATTTATATTTTACCGCTGTAGTCTCTGCCTAGAAGAAAAACATTTAACATGCTAGACCTTTATGATTTAACAAAATTCGCTCCAGAGTTCTTTAGGATAGCGGACAAAAGCGGCAATCTCATCCCCTTCACATTTAACAAAGCCCAACAACATGTCCATCAAAAACTAGAAGAACAGCTCAAAGAACTGGGTTATATTAGAGCAAATATCCTCAAGGGCAGACAGCAGGGTATATCAACGTATATATCATCGCGATTCTTTCATAAAGTTCTAACCACCCCAGGAACCCAGGCATTCATTCTTACACATATGGGAGATGCAACACGCTCTCTTTTTGCAATGACAAAACGTTATAATAATAATCTTCCCCTGGGCCTTGCTCCCAAAGCAGATAAAGACAATGAGAACCAACTTCTTTTTAACAAGCTTAATTCAGGCTATAGAGTGGGTACAGCTGGCTCAAAAGAAATAGGTCGCTCTATGACAAACCAGCTTTTACATATGTCTGAATATGCGTTCTATGACAGTCATGGAGAGATTAAGCGTGGTATCGAGCAGACCGTGGCGGACATTGCTGGAACTGAGAAAATAAAGGAATCTACAGCCAACGGGATTAATAACGCTTTCTACATTGATTGGCAGAACGCTAAAGAGGGAAATTCGGACGCAATTAATATATTCGTTCCTTGGTACTGGCAAGACGAATACACGCGAGACGATAAGAATCAAGAGCTTAGCGACGACGAAAAAGACTGGGTGGGACTTTATCAGCACAATGGCCTAACTCGCAGGCACCTTGCATGGCGCCGCAATAAACTCAATGACTTTGATGGAGATTACGACCAGAAGCAGAGGGGGTTTAGGCAGGAATACCCCTTCACCGATGAAGAAGCATTTATCAACTCGATTACAGATACATTCATCACAGTAGAGCCCGTAATTAAAGCAAGAAAAATGCGTGTAGACAGCGAGTCTCCTTTGATTATCGGCGTTGACCCAGCACGGGGAGGGATTGATAAGTCGGCAATATGCTGGAGAAAAGGACGATTAGTTTACAAAATAGAAACATATCAAGGGCTCAACACGATGGAGCTCGCCGGAAAACTTAAGACCTTTATTGACAAAGATAAGCCCGTAAAAGTGTTCATAGATTGTATAGGTATAGGTGCTGGAACTACTGATAGAATGAACGAAATGGGCTATGACAACGTAGTCGGTATTAATGTTGCGCGCTCTGCTAATAATGCAGATAGATTCTTAAATCTAAGGGCCGAACTATGGCATGAAATGCGTGAATGGTTTTTGCAGGACATGCCGGTGCAGATACCCGATGATCCGGAGCTTCAGAAAGAGCTATGCGGTCTAGGATATGGACATAACAGCTCGGGACGGTTGTTTATAGAGAGCAAGATTGATGCTAGAAAGCGCGGGATGCATTCCCCGGATAAAGCGGATGCACTGATGATTACATTTGCTTATGGGCAACATGCTGGTAATTCAGCGTATAAACCAAATTATATTTCTAAAGATACTGCGGGGATGTTTATATGAATCAATTTACTGAAGAAGAATTACAACAAATATTGATGGATATGAATTCGTTAGTTATTAAATATGGCGAAGAAAATGTCGATAGTTTTTATTTAGAATTGATTAATAAAACAAAGCGAATGATTGAGGATTACGACAATAGCAGCACGGACAGTGACGTGCAGGTTGGGTGAGTAATGGCTGTCTGCTAGACCTAAGTCACCAATCTCCAGAATCAAGCAGATTACGAAAGGAAGCAGGTGTAATTCCTGCCTATTGTCACCAAAATTATGGGGTAAGCACATAACCGTGAGGCGTGCGCCACCTGAGTAAATTACCTTCGCACATCATAAGGGCGAGAGTTTGTGGGTAATTGAAGCGAGATGAACGCAGGGTACATACTCTTACCCCACCATATCGTTACTAACGACAAGGATTGTCATGGTAAGAAAAGCAGAGAAAATAGCACATCGTGCGCGCTTAGCTTGTGAGAAATGGCGTGAACATTTCAAATACAATATTGATATGTATCATCAGGAGCATACTTTTGTTCTAGGCCAGCAATGGACCGATGACGAAGAAGAGATGCTTAAAACATTTCGTAAAGTTCCTTTGCAAGCTAACAAATTAGCCGCCATGGCCAATTCCTTGCTTGGTGAGCAGCAACAGAATACTCCTCAGCTTGAAGTTATTCCCCTATCCAATTGTGATGCCGAAACAGCGAAGTTACGCGAGCTTATCACTAAAGACATTATGTTCTCTTCAGATGCTAAGACCGCTTATCAAGTTGCCGCAGGTCAAGCATTCATTGGAGGATTCTCTGCCTTTTGTGTTGACACAGATTACATCCATAACCGTTCTTTTGATTTAGATATTGTTTACAGATATTTCAAAGATGCATCACGAACTTATTTTGATATGGGTTCTGAGAAAATAAACAAAACAGATGGTCAGCATTGCGGCTACATTACTCGTATGACTCGTCCTAAATTCAAACAGGTGTATGGTAAAGATTTAGAAGAAAAGATTTCAAAGACGATGAGCCCTTCAGCGACTGAAGAAGAAATTGCTTTAGCAGTCGAGCCATCCTCTGGAGGAGGAGACGACCCATTTACTTGGGCTGACAATGACGGTATAACAATAATTGACCATTTCGTAAGAAAATATGAAAAAGATATGCTCTACAAATTGTCTAATGGTCGAGTATGTAACCAAGAAGAAATGGACGAGCTGATAGACCAATCAGCCAAGATTAATGAGCAAGAACAGTTAATGCAACAAGCGCAAATGATGCAACAATTACAAGCGCAGCAACAAGGGCAAGGAATGCCCCAACAAGGAAGTGACGAAGGGCAGGGAATGCCAATGCAGGGAATGGGTATGGATGAAGGCATGCAGTACGGAATGCAGCCAGAACCACAACTACAAATGCAACAACAGCCACAGCCAATGCCAGAAATGGAAGGGCGAGAGAACGAAGACGGAATTATGACACTCTGGGATGATGGCGAGGTAGTACGTATCGAAGAGAAGCGTGATTTCAAGCGCCACAAAATCATGCATTATAAGATTGCAGGTGACTATATTCTTGATGAGTCTGAGTTTCCATCGGAACAACTTCCCGTAGTATTTGTAGACCATAACTCCTATTACGACAAGAACGGGAAGCAAGTGTGCCGCTCCTTCTTTGGTGATGCTCGAGACACCCAGCGCTATATTAACTACCTTAGAACTCAATCCGCTTACATTCTAAAAGTTTCACGATACGACCAATTCATGGGCAGCAAGAAGAACGTACAGTCCCAGGACACACAAAGAGACTGGAAAGACCCAGGCAATACCCAAGGTTTATTGAGGTACGATGAATCACCCAACGGTCATAAGCCTGAGCAGATACGCCCTCCAGAATTATCGCAATCATTAATGAGTCAATATCAGCTCGCAATTGAAGATTTATACACAATCACAGGGCTCTACCCAACGCGAATGGGCGAGCAAGGGAACGAAGTTTCAGGAGTGGCAATCGATGCGCGAACACGACAGGGCTCTTATAGTACTTATGTTGCTTTTAACAGTATTAATCGTGCTATTGCTACAGGCGGTGAAATCGTAAATGAGATGATACCAAGGGTTTACGACACAGAAAGAGTACTAGCGCTAATGACTCCTGATGAAGGAATGAAGAACATCACCGTTAACAAGCAGGCAGATGAATATGGTGAACGCATTGAGAATGACATACGTAAAGGTTCATACCAAGTTCGCTTAAAGCCAGGACCAAGTTATGAAGGACAGAAGCAAGAGGCACTTATTTCATTGCAACAGGTACTTCAAGCTGACCCAGATGCATTCAAGTTAATCGCTGATTTGTTTGCTGAGAACCTACCATTATCTAATAACCTAGAAATAAAGAACCGCTTAAAAACTATGGTTCCTCCTGCAATTATTGAGGCTGGAAAGTCCGGAAAGATGCCGCAACAACAGGGTCCAAGTCCAGAGCAACAACAAATGCAGCAACAAATGCAAATGCACCAACAGGAAATGCAATTTAAAGCTAAAGAACTGGAGTTGAAAGAAAAAGACCTTGAGCTGAAGCAACAGAAAATTATGATGGACGCTCAGATTGAGATGCAGAAGCTTGAGGCAGAGAAAATAGAAGTTGCAGGCCAGATACAGGAACAGGAGTTGAGGTATATGGCTGAAACTGAACGGACACAGAGCGACGCAGCAATAGCGCATGCAGATAATCTGGTTAAGATTTTAACTAGTAAAGTGCCTGATTAAATATATACGGGGCTAAATCAACTGTTTTTAAGGTGTATTGCGCATAAATCTTTTAATATTATACATTTTGTACAAAAGTTTTTAATTTATAAGGATATAAGTTATGGCTACAGAAACAACGAGCATTGATGACCTGTTGATGGGTAATACGGTTCAGAATTCGCAACATCCTGCTCCTGAAGTTTATGATGATACCCCTGAGGAAAATGACCATAATGATCCAGAGACGAATGATTACAGTGAGCCAAATACAGAGACCGAGCCCCAAGAAGAGGCAGAAGATGAAAGTGATAATCAAGAACAAAAACAAGAGCTTGATGACTACGGCAATGAAAAACCTGCTCCTCGAGTTTACACAGAAGACGAAGTTAACGAACTATTTAGAAAAAGATTTAAACGGGGAAATCATCAACAGCAACAGCCGGCACCGCAGCCACAATACCAGCAGACCCAACAGCAAGCAGCATCTCAGTTCGAATATAATCCAGACTCTGGAGACAATTGGCAGCAACAGCTAGAGCAGTTCGTTGAGCAAACAATCGACAAACGCACCCAAAGACAAGTATCGCAGCAGCATCAGCAGCAAGAAATGGAAGCGGTGGCACAGTTTCGCGATAAATTCGAGCAAGGAATGGATAAGTTCTCCGATTTTTATGAGGTAGTTGGTGGGCAGCCCGTGGATGATGCCATGACTTTAGCTCTGCGTGCCGTAGCCGACCCAGCTTCTTTTATCTATGCAGCCAGCAAGCGACACCCACAAGAACTACAGCGCATATCCCAACTAAGAGACCCCTATGCAAAAATTGCAGAAATGGGCAAGCTCGAAGAGCGAATGAAAAAGGCAGCTCAAGCAACAAAAGCCCCTCGGCCTGTTGGCAGAAGCGCGGATGATGCTCCTGTTAAATACAAAGAGAACAGCAAGGAACCGTCTATAGAACAGATGATAGCTAAATCCGAGGCTAAGAAGTTAGCAATGATGAAACAAAGAAGGGCTAAATAATGGAAGATTTTATTTTGCATTGTCAGATGAATATCAATAAAGAATAATTGCTTTCCGAAGGGGCGACATATACGTTTACCCCTGCAACAACGACACTAATGCGAAAAGCACTAAAAAAATTATCTGAAATGGATTTCTCTGAGTTGCGTGAAGATGATGATAAAAATACGTATAAATTTTTATTATCCTTTGAAAAGGTTAGGTAATGGAAGGGTTTAAAAAATACGTTCTAGATAAAATAGAGTTTGCATTAGAAAATCAGTACGGACTCAGAAGAGAGCATGATGTAACGTTTCCTTGGAATGAAGGCTACACGGAAGCTCTTGAGGACATTTTGCATCATATAGAGCAATACAACGAAGAATAAAAGTCCCGCTAACTTTCGCATGGGTTAATCGGGACCTCCCCAAAGCGGGGGCTTAATAATACCACAAAGATTAGTGTTTTCTCCATAAAACTTATCCACAAAAAGCTTTGATAATAGTCGGTTTGACAAAAAATATAACCAGGAATATCCTGGTGGTTGACGTGTAGCCATAGCAAGAATCCGTCACTTGCGACAAAAAAATGGCGTGTATTTCTAGTCTCCCGCCGGACAAATGTTTAGGTGCTCAAACATTGAGCGTTTATTAATTTGTTCGTCAGGGAGACTGAGCAATGGCTAACGTATTTAGGGAAACTCAATACGTTCTAGATGACGTATTTGTACGCTTCTGGAACTCACTTGCATTCGCAAGAACCGCAAACAGAAATCTTGAAGGCGACTTCAAAAACTTAAGATTCGCAACCGGACAAACTTTAGACTATCGCCTAGAAGAGCGTTATTTAGCAGGTGAGGGTGCTACTGCAACTTCCGAAGCGCGTGTCCAAGTAATCAGACCTTTATCAATTACTAAGCAATTCCGCACCATGATCGAATACACAGGATTCAACCTGACGTTTGATCGTGCGCGTGATGAACCCTACTTAGAAATGGCAAATGCCCCAAGAGCAAAGCGTCTTGCTAACTTGGTAGAAAAGTTCATTGCTGATGAGTTCGTTCAGCAAACCTATCAAGCAGTAGGAACTCCAGGTGTCCCTGTTGATTTTAATACCATATTAACAGCAGATGCATATATGACAGAACTTGCGATTCCAGAAGATGGAAAACGTTATGGTGCTGTTGCTCCACGAACCGTTGCTAGCCTATCCAATGATTTGTACAACGTATTCAATATGACTGTGAATACAGGTGCATTAATCGATGGATTTATTGGACATTTATCTGGATTTGATTTCTTTAAAACTAACTTTTTGATGAGACAAATTTCAGGCGCAGGCGGAACAAGTGGCGCTCCTCCAGCTGGATTTAAATCGGGTGGAACTGTAACTGGTGGTCCTGTTAGTGGAGGCACTGCATTAGCGCTCATTAATCTTGTTGCTAGCGACTTGGTATTCCGAAAAGGAGACATTATCGAGGTTTCTGATGCCGATGGTGTATTCATGATTAACCCATTGACTTACGAATCTCTCGAACAAAGAGCACAATTTGTAGTTACAGCTGATGTTATATCTACTGTTGGTGGAACAGCTACTGTGCCTATCAGTCCTGCGATTATAGTTTCTGGAGCGCGTCAAAATATCTCTGCTCCAATTCCAAATGGTGCTCAAATTTGGCTTAGAGATGACCATAACGTATCTCTTGCTTACCATACTCAAGCACTGGTATTCGCAGCTCCTCCAATCAAAGAGTTGCGCGGCGGTGTTGAAGCAGTCACTCGCTACTCAGACCTTTACAAACTTGCCATGACTTACTCATTAGGTGCGGACATTCGTAACTACGAGCAGTTAGACCGTATTGACGTTATATGCGGTGTGGCAATTAACCCTGAGTTTGCAGTTCGTATCTGCTCTTAATATATCCCATAAGGCTGACACCATGCTAAATTTCATAGGTGTCAGCCTTATGACATGAGGTGATTAATGAACGAAGTAACTTATTTAGGAAGAACTATCTGTTGTGATGACTTTAGAGCATGGATATACGGCAAAAATGATACAACAAAATTAGTGAATTCATGGGATGAGTTCCAAGAGCATATTAATAGCGGCAAATGGTACGCATCCAAAGAAGATTTAGAAAGGGAATCTGCGCCTAAACCAACTGAGCCTGTTGAGGTAATAGTGGTCAAGCCAAGGACGAAAAAAAGGCGGTAAATCATGGCCTACACAGTTAGAGATTTCTTGTTTCAGGCATATCGATTGATTAATGCATCTAATCCTACTACGCCTCTTCATGGCGATGACCAAAAATTAGGATTACAAGTTCTTAATCAGCTTATGCAATATTATGCCAGTACTGGATTAATGCTCACTATTGCCAAAGATGCTATGGTGAATTTAACTTCAGGTCAATCTGAGGTAGTTGTAGGTCCTGCTACTTATACGCCTACACCCGATATAACTTTGGGACGATTGGCAAATCTAGACAGCGCATGGCTTCTTTTGAGTGGGGTTACTTATCCCCTTATTATGAAATCCCGCGATGAATTTCTTGCGGCTTGGAAATATGAGCCACTCCAAGGATTGCCGAGATTTCTTATTTCTTATCCTGATACAGAAATCGTTCGCCTTCAACTCTATCCTGCGCCTAGCCAATTCTTTGAGTTTCATATGCGTGGCAAGTTTCAGTTTGATGAAATGGATAAAGATTCGGATATGTCTACTTTGCCGCAATATTACATTCGGTATCTTCTTTATGCAGCAGCTCGAGATATTAGCATGTTCAAAGGCAGGGCTGATGCCTGGACTGAGCGATTAGAGCAAATATATACTGAAGCAAAAGATATCATGGAAGCTGCAAGTGAAGTTAATCTTTCCATTGCTGGTGACCAACAGAGTCTTTTGAATGGGGCATGGCGAGTTAGGAGCGGAATCTAATGGCCATTGAACAATTGCCAGTCTTTTGCTTTTATGACCAACAAAGGTTCAAGCAGTTTGGAAGTCAAGATGCCGCTAACTGGTATCCCATACAAGCACCAACAGGAAAGCAAAAGCAAGCTTTATATCCTGCAATGGGAAGAAAGCATATTAATTTTTTGGGACTTAACCAATTAATATTTCCGTCAGAACCTAGAGATATATTTAAAACGATAGATTTTATGTATGTGGTGGTAGGAACTCTAGTAATTCAATTTGATAAAAACTTTAATCAGAAAACCATCGGCGATAATATATCGCTAACCGGAGAATTATGGTTCGATTTCCTGGCAGTAGGTACTTTGGTTTATGCCATGCTTACTGATGGAACGAATATACATCTAATCACAGAAGACAATGGCACTGTTAGCATGGCTAATGTAACTGATGGAAACAGGCCTCCTAAACCCGTCTATGTAGCAGCATTTGGAAATCGTTTTGTAGTAAGCAGTGAAAACAGTAATGTATTCTATTTAAGTACAATTAATGTTGATGGTGGTATTTCAGCCTGTTTTACCATTAATAATTCGCCACTTTTTGCTAGTGCTACAGGCGTAATTCGTCAATTTGGCGTACTCCATGGGCAATTATATATATTTAATGATTACACCACAGATGTATGGGCTAATATCCAAACGCAAATTACTGTTGGTGGTGTTACTCGAGAATTTCCTTGGAAACTGAATACGTCTTATAATTATGATTATGGTATGGCGGATCCATTATCTCTATCCATAGATTTTGGACGTATGGTTTGGCTTGCCAGAAGCAAGGGTGGTCTCGTTTCCTATATGGTAACATCAGGGCAAGCTCCTGAAGATATGGACACGCAAGCAATTAATGTATTGCTAGAGAAAACTTCTTCAGTTGATGAGCTTAATCCATTTTTGTCGGGAAATTCAGATGGATTTTTATATCAATGGGAAAATACTATATTTTATCGTTCACTTGCAGGTAAATATTTAGATTATAGTGTTTTAGATATCGATAATTCAGCGCATGCGATTGAATATAATTTCGATACAAAAACATGGGCTCGAGTTATAGAGCTTAATGGAGAAAGAAACAGAATTCAAAAGCATGTTTATTTTTCAAACAGACATATTGTTGCAGTAGAGGAAGATTTTGCATTGTATGAGATGGCGGGAGATGTCTATTACAATGAACTATTGAATCCTAATCGTGAAAGCGACCAATCATCTGATGCATTCAATGCTTTTCCTATGCGTTATGAACTTGTAACGCAACAAATATATCAGTCTGATTATTCGGAGTTTATCGATGATTACGTGGAGATTGACTTTGTTTTTGGCTATCAGACGCCTTATCGTAGTGATGCGCCCTTTGATAACACGACTTTTATTATGGACGAGTCGAGTACTGATGAAAACCCAGTTTATCTTATAACTGAAGATGGTTCTTATATTATTGATGAAATAGGTAATACGCCGACATTCTTTGATAACCACTATAATGCTTTATTTAAACCTCACATTGAACTCTATTATAGTGATGATGGTGGAATAACGTTTATAACCGCAGACAATCGCGAATTTAGTCCATTAGGTCAATATCAATGGCGTATGCGCTGGTATGAACTTGGCATATCCAGAAACCGTTGTTATAGACTTATATGCGTTTCTCCATCTCCAATCGTGATATTAGGTGGCGTCAGAAATACAAGGCGCGCGAGCGGAGGTGCCAATTAATGAGCGTATTTCTAAATAGAATTAACTCAGCCCCTATTATGAGCAATGATTTCCCATACGAATTTAATCAGTGGATATTTAACTTAATTGATTCTCTTAATAACAATTTTGATAATATTGATAACGTAATTGTGTCGCAAAGTTTATTACCAACAATCACCTCCGCAGTGGATGTGACTACAAATTCTCTATATATCCCTACTAATGCGGCCTTAGTCACATTTCAATTACCTGTAGTTACTGCTGAAGACATAGGTTCAATCGTTGAAATTACAGGTTTCGGTGCTGGGGGATGGTCTTTGGTTCCAGGGTCTGGAGCAACAATAAAAGTATCGGCAAGTTCTGCAGCTACATCACTTTCATCATCAAGTCGCTATGACAGCATAAGAATCATATTGGTAGATGCTACAACGTGGGTAACCATGAGTTCCCAAACATCAGGATTCGTCATTGTATAAGGACATACATTATGAGCTGGTTATCAAGTTTTTTACACCCAGATAGAGGTTATAAAGCAGGACAAGAGCAACTCGATAAATATTATAACGAGGCTCAAGGAGCTTATAATCCATACATGCAAAATGGACAGAATGCTGGAAATAATCTTAATGATTACATGCAGCAGCTTATGGACCCTCAAGCACTGCAGGATAAATGGTCGCAAGGATATCAAACAAGCGGCGCTGCAAAAGATGCAATGGGAATGGCGCAACAAAATGGACTCGATGCTGCAAGCTCTATGGGCTTGATGGGCTCTTCTGCGGGAATGCAAGCACTTCAAGCCGGAACATCACAAATTCAGAACGCAGACAAACAACAATATCTTGATGATTTAATGAAAAAATACATGTCTGGAGCAGGGATTGCGGGTGATATGTACAACACCGGAGCCAATGCTGCGGGCCAATTTGGCCAAAATGCCATGAATCAAGGGCAGAATTCGGCGCAAATGCAATATAACCAGACTAATGCTCAGGGGAATTTATTTGGCCAGGGTCTTGGGACTGCCGCAGCTTTAGGTGCTGGAGCTGCATTTGGCCCTATGGGTTATATGGGTGTAAAGGGAATGCAAAATAATAGTGACCCATATAGTGGAATTAAATTTGGTCCATATGGTCAAGGAAAATAATTATGGCTCTTAATATCCCTAATATTGGAAATAATGGTGAAGCGCTTCTAAAGGGTCTGCAAACAGGTGGGGATTTATTCTCTAAGTACATGCAGCCAATTTTACAGAGAGAGCAACTCGCAGAGCAAGGTCAGTACCATCAAGGTGCTCTTAAGCAACAAGAAGCTCAATTGCAACAGCAATGGCAAAAACATTTGCAGGACTTGGCGTTAAGGCAACAAGCCGAATCAAGAATGCAATCCATGGCTCCGTTACAACAACAAATGGCTCAATTACAAATGCAGAACTTGCGAAATAAGATGGATCCGAATCGTCAAATGAACCAGTTTATGGATTTTTACAATAAAGCATCTGGTGGAAGCGGCGATAAAATTGATATGGAGTTAATTAAGAAAAGCCCAATATTGCGCGGAGCTTTTAAGCATAGTTTTGGCGTTGACCCAGGGAAAGAGCCTACGGATAAGGATGTGGCTCAAACTGATTACATGAAAAAAAGAGCGGATTCGTTCGCTTACTCTACAGCTCCTGTTGATACAAAGAATTATATGCTAGCTCAAGCAGCTGGAATGGGGATCGCTCCAGATAAAGCAGTAAATGCCTTTACAAAAGGAAAAACATTGGAAGATTTGGCAAAAGATAACGGATTTGATCCTGAAAATATGCCTGAACCCGATTTTGCTCCAACTAAGGGTAATATAACAAAATTAAACGAAAGAAAAGCGGCTCTTGGAGAAATGAAACATCTTTCGGACTTTGTAATCAAGGGATTAGGGCCTTATTCAGAAACAGTTATGGGATGGAGTCCTCAGCAAACTTGGTCGCAATTAAATGGTATGGATAAAGATAAACAAATTAAGTTTTTAGCAGCAAGAGCTATTGTCCCTGAGTTAACAAATATGAGATTAATGACTGCTGGTGCAAAAAATACAGTCCATGGAATAAAAGCAATGCAAGATAAATCTCTTATGAATATAAAAGGTTTGCAATCGGGAGTTTCCCCGGATGTTTGGATTTCTGCTCAAAAATTAGTTGATAAAGAATTAGAGCAGGCGATGAAATCTTCTATGTCTAAATTTAGACTAAAGACTAAAAATGAACGTATAGCTGAGTCTACAGAAGATAACGATCCTCTCGGAATAAGGTAATGACATGAATATTCAGGAAATAAGACAAAAATACCCCCAGTACGATGATATGTCAGATCAACAATTGGCCGATTCATACCATGGTAAATATTATTCCGACATTCCGAAAGAAGATTTCTATTCAAGAATAGGATTAAACAGCCAATCATCTGATCAAGAAAAAGCAGGGGAAGGATTTTTATCTACACTCCCAAGAAATATAATTGCTGGATTAGCTGGTTTAGGGCATACAACTTTGAATTTACCTTATGAGACGGCTAAAGGGATTGAATCTAATTCGGAACCAATTAAAAATATTTTTAATAAAAAATTACCTATAAATAAATACTTAGGGGATAAAACCGGCCATCTTGAAAATTTAGCTAATAAATTAAATAAAGAGAATAATGTTCCTGAAGAAATGATAAATAAAAATTGGGAAAAACCGTTTACTTCTGAAGATATTCCTCACCAACAAGAATATGATTTTGCAAAAATGTTAGGACAAAAAGACTCTGGAAGTTTGTTTGATAATTTGATACAAAAAGGAATAACTTATGCTCCTGAAATTGCGGCAGGATATGGATTGGTTAAGAATATAGGGAAACAAATATTACCTAAAGTTACAGGAAAAGTTACAGGATTTAGTGAATATGGAGGTCTTAAAAGAAAGATAGATGAATTAAAAAATAAATCTAATTTATCTAAAGAGTCAGCTGAAGAATCACAGTTAGCATCTGAAAACGCAATGAAAGAAGCTAATGAACTTCAATCTGCTCCAGAAATAAGTTCTTATTTAAACTCAGGAGCAGCTCATAATGTTCGCGGAGCAAAATCTCTAGAACATCGATTAAATAATATTGAAAGTTATTGGAAAGATAGTTATAAAAATTTGAAAAGTAACTTAAAAACTTCTAATTTTCAAATGGAAGACTTACCAAAATATAAACAAGATTTAAATCATGCTATTGCTAATATAAAAGATCTTGAAATAATAAATGGTAAATTAGTAATTAGATCTAAGCCAGAAGTTTCTCATGAATTACAATCTATCATCGATAAAGCCCCTACATCTAAAGACATTAAGGCCGATGACTTTTTAACCAAATATCAAGACTTTAGAGACGCTAGATATGATTTGCTACAAAGAGCTAAAGATGCGTCGACATCTATTGAAAGAAAGGCGTTATTCCAAGCATATGAAGATTCTAAGCCCATTGAACAAACTGTCAAGAATGCTTTAAATGATGGTCTTGGAAAACATAGAGGCGAATTTGAGCGAATTAATAATGGATATTCAACGCAAATATACCCGCTAAGAAATAACAAAGTGGCAAAACAGGCTTTAAAAGGGAAATTAGGACCTAATGCAATTGAGGATTTAGCCGGGAATGGAGAAGGTCAAGAATTAATGCGTGAGATTGTAAAGCAAGACCCTGAATTGTTGAGAAACATAATTGGTCAGCGTTATTCTGCAAACGCTTCAAAAATACATCACTTGGATGAAAATACCGCAGAATATCTTTCCGAAATGCCGGAGCTCCAAAGAATTATGAAAGAAAATTTGCAAGCAGTTAAATCAAAGCTGGAAGAAGTTAATAAACATAAAGAATTAAGGAAAATATCATTGAAAGAAAAGATGAATGCAGAAAATGAAGCTAAAGAATTAAATAAAAAATTAGATTTAATTAAAAAAGACTTTAGGGCTCTTGGGAAATTAGGTATGTGGGGTGTAGCAGGCTCAACTGGTTTAGGGGGTATGTATAAAGCAATTAGATAATTTCTAAAATAATTAAAATTACTGCTGAGATAAGAAAAATTGATAATGTAATCATTGCCAATCCAAATTTAAAAAAAATAATACATTTATTCTGATTAAAAAACAAGCACGTAAAGATACTTTATGTTAACACTATTTGTTAATTTTATACCCTACCTAATTAATTAATAAACGAATTCTTAGGTGAACACATCCCCAACATGTTAAAATTACACCATAAAAAGACATGGAGTTGTCGGTATGTTTATTCGTGGTGCGAACCCTGTTTGGTCATTTGTTGATTTAACCGGGCATCAATTAGATGATTCGTATTGGATGTTCGTATTAGAAAATGAAATCCCTTATTCAGCGGCCAGTGTATATCATGAGCCCGATGGTACACCATGGACAAATCCAATAAATTTTCTTGCTAATGGTACATTGCCTGTAGATATTTATTGGGATGCAGGTACATCAGATATTCCTAATGCTTATAGAATTGAAATTCGTCAAGGTGATACCCAGGCAGACCCATTAATTTATCTCATTGAAAACTACATTCCTGGAGATAATGGTGGGGATATCATACCTACTGATATTATCTTTTCCACAGACAATCAAATGAGCAATGCTCAGTTTCCCGTTGTAAATTTTTCTTCTCCATACAGTTTAACTTCTTCGGTTGATATTGATGTAGATATAGGTCCTGAATGGTTATTATCTTTAACAACTATAAGTACAGGAACAATTACATTAACTCGTGTTGGTTTGAATTCTTTAACTCCTAATGATACAAATGCGCCATTTGCTTTAAGAATAAATGGGAGTGGATGGTCCTCTGTAACTTTGAAACAAAGATTTGACCAAAATGGTATGTTATGGGCAAATCAAACTGTATCATCCTCTATTACAGCCATGACCAATTTGCCAGGTGCATTAATTAGAGCGGTTATGGTTGATTCTCAAGGACATCAGCTTGGAGAAGTTCTTGATCAAAAGACATTGACAGGCACATTCGTTGAATATCGCGGACATGATTTATTTCCTGATTCTTTAAATACAGCTGTTCCTCCTGCAACATGGATTGAATATAGACTGCAATTGCCAACTACTTTGGATTTATTTGTAACCAGCTTTCAATTAGTAGCCAGTAATAAGCCAAATCTAGAATTTTCTTATGAGCAAGACAGTATTGAACGTCAGATTGACCATACATTCCATTATTTTGAACCTCAATTAGCTTATAAACAAATTCCAAGCATTTTAACAGGATGGGATTTTACGGTTAATCCTGCGCAATTTGGGGTAGTACAAACGATTACTAATGGAAATCCTGCCTACATTTGGGATCAAACTATAGCTAAAAGTAGAGTGGGGAATGTTGCTGTATCTCGAAGCAATTCTGCTGGAGGGATTACATTTACTAATTCTCAGCCTAGCGAATCAATGTATTTAATGCAGTATTTAACCGATGGGGAGGCAATTAAAACAAAATCCTCTGTCTTATCTGTTAATATTGATGGATATAGCCCAGGAAAAACCAATGTACAAGCACGTGTTTATTTGTTTGTTGCTAATACAGCTGGATCTATTCCATTTTTGAGTATGGGATCCGGAGCCATAGGAAATCTAAACGCAGATGGAACATTTACCCAGACTGATACTGATTGGACCGAAATTCCTTTGCTTCCAGGGTTTAGCAGAACCAAAAATTTAAATTCAAGCAGAGTAGATATTGATTTTGTTGGATTTGATGGGACCTCTGTAGGCGGAGTTTCAACATCAACACAATTATTTTGTGCCATAGTGACTTTTTTTATTCCTACTGTCAGTACTTTTATGACCATGAATAGTATTTCCTTGGTGCAGGGTTATATACCCTCTCGAACAGCGCCAATGACCTGGGCTCAAACTCTTGCAAATTGTCAATATTATTATGAAACAAGTTATGCGAATTTGGCTGAATTTTTGAGTACTCCGGCGAATAATGCAGTGGTATTGGCGCAAAGTTCTCAGGTTTTTATAACTTTTTCTGGAGTCACTCCTTTAAGACAAGTTTTTGGATGTACAGAATCTGGAGGTGTTGTTTTTAATACGCCAAAAATAACCGCTCCAGATATGACATTTTATGCTGCGGATGGAACTGTAAATTATATAACTGGTGATTTATATTGGTTTTTACTCACAGTAAAAAACAAAATTGCACTCAAAATATTAGCCACACAGTGGGATCTTACAGCAGAACAAAGAGGTTTTTATCTTATACCAAGAACTGGATTTACTATAGGTATTACGGGAGTCGATCCAGATATTCAGCTTTATAACAGTGCAGACATCCAATTTCATTATGAAGCAGACGCAAGATTAGGAGTTGTTTAATGGCTATTCAATATAATAGTAATTTCGATTTAACGATCCCATTTAGTGACGTATGCGTGCAGTTTTCATTAGCAACAGATACGGAACAGACATATACAGTTCCTGGAGTTGCAACAATACGATATGCTGCTCGATTTTCATATATATCAACATCTAATGTATTTGTTCGCCTTAATGATACCCCTGCCATTCCAGCAGCTGGAACTTCAGGAACAGAACAATATAATGAGTTCCGTCCCGGAGCTGATGGTTCACAGCGTTATCTTAAAGGAGGAGATGTTGTTTATTTAATTACTCCAGATGCAAGTGCTTATGTTGGAATCTCTTTAAGACAATTACCAGGCTAAACCAATTTTTCACAAGGATATGTGATGGTTGATACAAAAAAGTTTAGTGAATTTGATGATGGCGGAGATATTCCGAATGATACCATCACAGTTGGTTTAGGCTCTGGAGGCAATACCAAATATAATAATCCATGGACATTTTTAACAGATGGAACTACTGCAGGCAGACCTACTCCTAGTCCAACTATTAATTACAGGCTTAGATTTAATACTACTACTAGAAGATATGAGTATTATGATGGGGTTGATTTAGCCTGGGTTCAATTAGCTGAAGATACTGGAAATGTGACTTCGATCACTGGAACTATACATCAAATTATAGCAAGTTCTCCAACTGGTAATGTTACTTTATCTACACCACAAGATATCGATACAACGAGTACTCCTAATTTCAATGCTCTTATATTAACTACCGCTCTAAACCCTGCTTATGGTGGAACTGGGGTGCAAAATCCAGGAACCAGCACATTGACTCTTGCTGGCCCTCTTCGTGGAATTGGTAATTTTGCAGCTAATTTTACTTTTACAAATACCACAAATGTGACTTTTCCTACCAGTGGTACTCTTGCGACTACCGCAGGAACTGTTTCTTCTATTCAGGGTACTGCTAATCAAGTTTTAGTGAACGGGCTTGCCGCAACTCCTACTACAGGTGCGATTACCTTAACAACACCACAAGATATTGCAACCACTAGTGATGTAACCTTTAATTCTGCAACACTCACAGCACCATTGGCTTTAACATCAGGTGGAACAAATGCAAGTTTAACCGCTAGTAATGGTGGCATTGTTTATAGTACAGCAAGTGCTATGGCAATCCTTGCAGGAACGTCAACAGCACAACGTTTATTAATGTCAGGCGCAAGCACAACCCCACAATGGTCTACAACTACCTATCCATTAACAAATGCAATTAACACGATTATGTATACTTCTAGCGCCAATGTTATGGGAGTAATTGCTGCAGCAAATAGTTCTGTACTGGTAACAAGTGCTACTGGGGTTCCATCCATGTCTGGAGCCATGACTAATGGTCAATTGATTATTGGTTCTACAGGCGCTACTCCAACTGTATCTACATTGACTGCAGGAACTGGAATTACCATAACTAATGCAGCGGCTTCTATAACTATTAGTGGATCTGGAAGTGGTTATTCTTGGACGGAAGTTACTGGGACATCACAATCTATGGCTGTAAATAATGGATATATTGCAAATAATGTCGCATTAGTTACTTTAACACTTCCTATTACAGCAAGTATTGGAGACACAGTAATTCTTCAAGGGAAAGGAGCTGGTTTATTTAAGATTGCACAAAACTCCGGGCAAACAATACGATTCGGTAATGTTAGTACTACAACAGGAGTTGGTGGAAGTTTAACAGCCATATCCCAATATAACTCCATTGAATTATTGTGCATTACGGCTAATACAGATTGGGCAGTCCTCACAGGAACCCAAGGTTCATTTACTGTTGTTTAAGGATTAAACGATGGCTACTAATAATGCAACAAATACAACGTTAAGCGGACAATCTGGCACGGGAAGTTATGCAGGTTCAACTTCGCCTACTTTTACAACACCTGATATCGGTGTAGCTACTGCTACAAGCGTCAATAAAATGGCAATTACAGCTCCTGGAACATCATCTACTTTAACAGTAGCTAATGGTAAAACATTTACTGTTAGCAATACCATGACCCAAACTTCTACTGATAGTGCAAATATTGCATTCGGTACAGGAGGTACAGTAGCATATGTAGGAGGAACTGGAGTATTAACTACATCAACGATTACAACGTCGCAAACTGCTGCAGTGAATAATGCCTATATTACAAATAGTGGTTCTTTAATAACAGTTACATTGCCTACAACTTTTGCAATAGGTGATATTGTGAAATTAAAAGGTCTTGGAGCAGGTAAATGGACATTAACCGCTGGTTCTGCAACTACAGTTCAATTTGGAAATTCCGCAACAAGTTCAGCTGGTAGTTTAGCTGCTGATAATCAATACGATACAATTCAAATATCTGGACTTGTAGCAAATGCTACATGGTCGGTTGATTACGTACAAACAAAAGGATTGACAGTAACTTAAGGATTGAGTAATGACTACAAATAATAGTGTAAATGTAGGATTATCAGGCTCCTCAGGTACGGGGAGTTTTGCTGGTACTACATCTCCAACTTTTGTGACTCCAGTATTAGGAACCCCTACGTCTGGAACTTTAACTACTTGCACTGGCTTGCCTATATCTACAGGAATTAGTGGCCTTGGAACAGGAGTAGCAACTGCTTTAGGATTGGCAACGATTGGAGTATCAAATCCAGCTTTGACAATTGCTCAAACAAACTTTACTCCTACATTAACCGCAGCAACTCCAGGTGATTTGTCTGTGGCATATTCTACTCAAACAGGAAGATATATAACTATTGGAGAATTGGTTTATTTCTATTATTTATTAGTATGTACCCCTACATTTTCTACAGCAAGTGGCGCATTAAGATTTGACGGACTTCCTTATGCTCCTCAACAAAGCACTTCATTTGCAGGTATATCAAATATATCAGCTGGTTTTACGTGGCCTTCAACAACTACTTCGGTATCTTTTATAACTACAAGTGGGCAAACGTATTTAAATATATATGGTCACAAATCCGCTACTGCTTCAGTTATTTTTAACGTAACAACTATAGTGTCAGGTGTAGCAATAACAGTTGCAGGCTCAGGAATCTATATTGGTTCTGTCTAATAAATAATATAAAGGACAAAAAATGAAAAAAGAACCAAAGAAAGAGTCACGTAAAGAAGAAAAAAAAGAAAGCAGTCGGGATATAAAACAAGATAAAAAGTTAATCAAAAAAATGGTTAAAAAAGAGAGTCGGTATTAGGAGAATAAGATGGCATATGATGATAAACCAATTAGCAGAAATGATAAATCAGGAAAACCAAGAGCTAAGCACTTTGAAACAAAAGATATAGAAATTAATGTAGCTAAAAATGCCAATTCTTATGAGTTCTCTAGCGATCCTGGTGGTGAAAAGGTCGATTTCCTGGGCATGGATGATGTTGACCGTATAAGACGAGAAAAGCTTGGTCACGAGACAAGATAAATCGTGAATTAATCACGAAATTAAATAAAATAAGGAGATTTTATTATGGCTATTACAGCGATTTCAAGGGACTGGGGGACAGACCCTTCGATTGTAAGAATTATAACTACAAATAATTTAGCAGCAATTACTGCAAACGGCTATTTATCCACTCAAGAAGATAATATTGCAGCATTAAATAATGGTTCTTTTGAATGGTTAGCAACAGATATGGTTTTAATTTATTACAGTGGTGGCGAAGGATTTTTTGTTCGCGATGCAATAAATGATACTTTTGATGCTGCTGAAGATTCCGCAGGATTTTTATCTGATACTTTGCAAGATGGTGATATTTTTGTAGGTAATGCTTTAAATGTGGCTACGGGAGTTACTCCATCTGGTGATATTACTCTTACCAATGCTGGTGTTTTTGGTATTGCGTCTGGGGTTATTGTCAATGCCGATGTCAGCGCTAGTGCCGCAATTGCTTATTCAAAATTAGCAGCTCTTCCAAGCGCAGATATTTTAGTAGGCTCTGCAGGAAATGTTGCTACAGTTAGAGCTGTAACTGGAGATATTGCTTTAAGCAACACAGGAGTTACATCTATATCAGCTGGAGTTATTGTCAATGCTGATGTTAATGCTGCTGCCGCTATTGATTATTCAAAACTTGCTACTCTAACAAGCGGAAATCTCCTTGTAGGATCGGCTGGTAATGTTGCTACAAGCGTGACTATGTCCGGAGATGCTACTATTATTGCATCCGGTGCATTAACAATCGCAAACAATGCTGTAAATACTACTAAATTGGCTATTAATACTGTTCAGCATGCCCAAATAGCTCTTACAGCTGCAGAATGGAATGGAATGTATACTACGCCTAAACTTTTAATTGCTGCTCCAGGAGGAAGTCATCAATTCATGGTTTATGCTGCAACATTCACTATGACATTTGTTGCTGCACAATATGCTTCTGGTGGCGCTGTAGCATTGCAATTTGATAGCACAGCTCATGGAGCAGGAACTCTAGCCTCTGCTACCATTGCTGCTGCAACTGTAAATGGATTAGCAGCAAGCTCTACTTTCCAATTAGCAGGTTCATTAACTGCCGCAGCTATAACTACAACTCAAAATAAAGGCCTTTACTTGAGCAACCAAACTGGCGCATTTACTACTGGCGATGGTACTTGGCTCGTAGATATTTGGTATGCAATAATTTAATTAATTCGGGGTTAATAGCCCCGTTTTTATAAGGATGTAGATGAAAGAAGCTAAAGATTGGATAAAAAAATGCGAAGGTTTAAAGCTTGATACTTATATAGATACTACAGGAAATCTAACTATTGGATGGGGTCGTAATCTAAAAAACGGAATTAATCTTGATGAAGCAGAGTTGATGTTTGAAAATGATTTCAATAGAACGATAGAAGAGCTACAGCATTATGATTGGTATGTTAATCAACCAGAAGGTGTTCAGCAAGCACTTATCAATATGAATTTTAATTTAGGCATTAATCGTCTTCTAGGATTTAATAAAATGATTGCAGCCTTGTTAGAAAAAGATTATACAAAAGCGGCTTCAGAAGCATTAAATTCTACTTGGTCTCGTCAAGTACAGCAAAGAGCCAAAGACATTGCTCTGATGATAAGCGAAGGCAAGTGAGGCTTCATCTAGAAGAAATTCATCACATCAATATAGTGAATTGGTTTCATAAAGATTACCCTGAAATGCATGATGATTTTCATCATTTTGCTAATCAGAGAAAGTGTTCAATACAAGAAGGCTCTAAATTAAAATTAATGGGAGTTAAAAGAGGGGTTTCTGATTTCTTTTTAGCAATTCCTAAAAATGGTTACGCAGGATTATGGATTGAATTGAAAGTTGAAAAAGGAAGGCTTTCTAAAGAACAAATCGCCTTTATTGAAAGAAAAAATCAACGCGGTTATTTGGCTACGGCTGTATGGGGAAAAGAAGCCGCTAAAGAAGCGATTATAGAATATTTAAAATAGGGATGTTTATGGTTGACGCGAATTATGTCAGTTTAGATGATTGGAAGCCAAGTGAAAAGCCAAAGAAAAAATTAATTCAATCAGAATGGCGAAAAAATAAAATTCAAGAGGATTGCAACCAAGATCCCGGTCTTGATGACTTTAGAAAAATTAAATCTGCAATTAAAAAAGGGTGTAACGATCACGAAATAATGATTAATTATGGCATCAATGCGGAGACTATTGTGGCTATAAAACAAGATATTTATAATCCAGCGCGAGGGGCTCGTCATTTCCATTCTTATGATTTGGATTTAGTTAAAGACGGAACAAAAATGTTTTTAGAATTCCAAAAGATTCAAGATGAGTGTTATGGAATAATGCAGGCCATGCATTTTTTAAATGACATTTTATTTAATACAGCAAAAGACAAAAAGAATTTCAAAGACATCTTTACCGGCAAAAAGCCTTATCTTAAAAAGGTTAAGAAGATTGAAGAAGATTTTGATGATGAAGAATAAATAAATAAAGAATAAGCCCGCCAAGCCTATGATCATTTTATGAGTCATGCTCAAATCGTGCGGGTTTCCTGCCATTTCCTTTCAAAATTAGCGCCTTCTAAAATATTATAAATACTGGGTCTTGATAGTTTTAACATCATTGCGGTTTTTCTAATGCTCGTTCCCTGTTTAACGAGCTCAATTGCCTCATCCTTCATTTTTTGGGTAATACTTGGTTTTCTGCCTAAATGTTTTCCTGCCTTTCTTGCCGCTTCAATACCTTCCTTTTGCCGGGAACGAATCATATTGCGCTCAAACTCAGCAAAGGCACCCATCATTTGAATCATAAGATTTGCCATTGCATCATGCTGCGCTGTGAAGGTAAGATTCTCTTGAACAAATTTAATCGAGACGCCTTTCGTTATAAGTGCGTGTAGTATTTCCTGTAAATGCCTGAGATTTCTTGCTAAACGGTCAATGCTGTCGACGATTAGAGCGTCTCCTTCGCGAACATAGGACATGCATTCTTCAAGGGCAGGGCGCACTTTGACGCTTCCACTAATGATATCAACGAATTGTTTATCTAGAGGGATATCTACTAATTGTCTTGAAATATTTTGACTTGATGATGAAACGCGGATGTAGCCTACAACTTGGTGTGTCATATAAATCTCTATTTATGAAAATATGATAACAAAGTAAAAAGTATTCCTGATGAAGTCACTATAATTGCACCAAGCCTCAGGGTAATAGAATTTATTTTATTTTCCAGTTCTGTTTTCATGTGTAAAATTTCGCTTTCTATTTCTATGCCAAGAATTTTTAAATCTTTTTTAGTGGCAACGTTGTCATCATAAATATTATTTTTTTTTATACTTTCGTTTGTCATTAAAATTTCTTAATATCACATCATGTAAATAAGTATAAATGATTAATTTACATAGTAAATAAATATTTGTTTTTTTATTAATTTCAGTGCTCAAATTATATAACTCGAGGGCATGGAATTATCGTGTACCTTAATTACATATCATTTGTAAATCCGTAATACCTCAGGATATATGACTTAAGATAAGGTTCTTAATTACTTCATAACCCTTATCATTTAAATGTACTCCATCGCTGGTATAATCCTCAATAAGTTCATTATTTTCTGATAAAAGTTCATTAACATCGATAAATTCTGTATTTATTTTCTTCAATAGAGAATTTAGCTTAGAGATTTTTATATTCGCGTTAGCGCATAAAACAGGGAACTTATTTATTTTACTGCTGCTGTTGCAATGAGGAGTCGCAATAAGATTAACCTTTATATTTTTCTCTTTAAGACGATTAACAATCATATTTATATTTATAAACACTTTATCAACAGACGCATCCCTATAGAAATCATTAATACCAACCATTAGGAATGCTACTTTGGGTTTTAAATGCAAGAGAACATCAATTCTTTCTAAGATTAAAGATGATGTTTCGCCGCCAATCCCTGCATTTGCAATGCCTTCCATATTTAAAAACTTTTCCCAATCAACTTTAAAGGTTAATGAATCGCCAATCATAATAATAGGTTTGTTCTTATTAATTTCATTGAAATTGCCAACAACAAAAAACCAACTTACTCTTCTTGTAAGCAAAGGGTCCTTATACGATATAATTGTTAAATTATCTGTATTTGAATAGGTATTGCTTATAAATAAATACGCAACAAGTATAAATTTAATCATATTTTTCATATAAATCTCCTTTTTATATATACATCACTATTAACCGACACTATAAAAAACATAATGCTCGCATTCATAGTCCTTTTTTATGGTGAAGGGAGTCATTTATTAATCAATAGTATCAAATATCTATCGGTAGTGTTTTATCGGGATTGAATTAGTTATTTTGGAATTTCATTCTTCAGTCATCTTGGTAATGCAGTAATAACAGGCAAGGATAATATCTTTGCCAATACAGGAGTAAAACATTAAATCTCCTTTCTTCTTTTGAGATAACCACATTTTATTTTTGCACTTAGGACAATCGCGCAATTCACTTTGAGATTGGTTCTCAGGCGCTTTATCATATTCTGGATAAGGTGGGCACATTACCATTACTAAATCATTACTCATTTTTGGCTCCCTCACCGATAATGACGCCAGGATCACCGCAAAAATAGGCGCAAGAAACCATTGGTCTACGCAGTTCTAGTAGCTCTTCTTTTTCTTCAGTAGTCATTGCTCGACCGCATTCATTCTTACAACTAGGTGATACGCAGTAAGTTTTATCAAAACATGTCATTTACTCGATCCAAAATAATACCCAATAACCAAGGTGGCTATTGAAGGTAATGTAATTTTACAAGCCTCATAAGTGGCATTATTATGTATAAATAATTCGCTAATTCCAGCCATAAAATATATTACTGCGATACCGATTAGAATAGACTTAGCAAAATCCAGGAGGTTTTTTTCTGTAACCAATCCTTCATAATAACCTCCCTGTTTTGCAAATAATTCCTCATCTGTTTTATGGCTTTCATCGAATTGACTATTACCCATTCATGAGCCCAGGTAAAAATATTTCTCTGCGTCCTCCTTTGCCAACAATCATTATTTTTTCCCCTCTGGATATTGCTTTAGATAATATATCGCTTAGTTCTATGGCTCTTCGTATGACGTCAGAGCGTGATGGGGCATTAAATAAATTCATTAATCTGTCTGCTTCTTTTAGAGTTTTATCTTGCATTCGAATGTTTAGTGCGTGAGACATTTTCTATTCCTTTATTGATCAAGATTTAAAGCATTTAATTAGACCATAAATTCCAAAATATAAAAAAGGAGAAAATATGGAATCCCTTTTTAAATAAGTGTTAATGTAAATGGCAAGCCCTAATGCAGATAATGCAGGCCATAATTCATGCATATTTTATTCCTTAAGTTTTAATCCGTGTCGTGCTAGTTGATCTTGAATTTCTAATAATGACCATCTTCCCAAATTAGGAATTATTTGAATTTTTCTTTTTGTGTTATTAATTAATTCACCAATTGTTTTAATTCCTGCCCCTTTCAAACAATTTAATATTCGAATTTTAAATTCTAAAAATTCAATTGGCTTATCTAAAATAGGATTTGTTCTTCTACCTTTTATTTGATTATCTATAAATATATTTTCAATGCGGCATAACATTGCTTCCAAGTCTTTCATATGACCTACAATTGAATCTTGTTTGTCATAAATTTCTTCTATAAAAGATTTTGAAGTATTCATCTGTTCTATTAATTTATTATAAGCTTTAGCTAAATTTCCTTTATATTTTTCTAATATATATAATTCTTCATTTATTTGTTTCTCTAATTTTTCGGAACTATAAGCATTATTTTTCCAAAATAAATTGGTGAGAAATTCTTTTTCTTTTTCTGTAAAATCTTCTTCTGAGTGTAAATTCATTTCATCCCTTAAATTTTCGTTATCATTTTTTTGCTGAGCATACCAGTCAAAGAGCATTTTATGAGGCCATTTTATTCTGTAATAATGGGCATCAATTAACTTCATTTGGTTTTCGGTTAATATTTCGCACAATTTGAAAAGCCTTTCATCAACATCACCAACAGGATATATTTTTAAATCTCTTTTTTTGTATTCTTCATACTGTTCATCAGTTAATAAATCATGAGAATAAAAGTACATTCTCTCTTTACATCGAATTTCAATTTCAGCTTGAATGCTGTCTTGTGTTGGCTCGTCGTCATACATCATGGATGTTACCTCTATTATTATTTTGCTTAGTAACATCCGTATTTATGAGTGTCCTATACTTTAACTATTCTCTATCGGGAAGCTTATTTAAATTTACTATAAAGTCATGCGCCTGCATTTTTGTCATCTGCGCTAAGATATCAACTTTGTAGTGTTCCAAGGCATTTTTGAATCTCTCAGCATCAAATACCTTAACGGCGCGTAATGTGTGGATTTCTTCCAATTGTTCTTTAGTGGCGAGTTCACCGGTTTCTTTATCCTCTATCACTTCAGCTTCTATAACCTGTCCTTTTGCGGACTTAAGCTTGTCCATTAATTCTTGAGATTTATTTTGTTTCGGGCTGGATGATACTTCGTGTAATTGCGACATTTCTTCTTCGCCATAGGTTCCACCCAATAAATCTTGAAAGCATGCTCTTAGGCATTGTGATTCAGCTACTTTCTTAATCATCGTTGCAGGCTTACCAGTTTGTGAGTTCCAAAGACTTTTCCCGGTGGAATATTCTTTAAGCTCTGCAAAAACATATATTGGGCGTGAAGACTTATGTCTTTTAGCAATGCAGTAGGCTCCTACTAACTCACCTCTATTGGTTAGCTTGTATTTATGCCTTACTTCGCCATTAAACACTTCGAATTCGTCGTTCGCGTACACCGCATCGCATTGATGAAAGTCATATTCGCTATGGGCTTGAGCGGCTTTTCTGTACCCATCTCGTCCTATGAATACTTGAGCAGGGGAATTATCTTGATATTTAATGCTCCATATCTCGCGCATAAAAGGATTTAGGTTTGCCGCTCTACCAAGCCCTACAAAAAATTGAAACTCCATCTCAGTAAGCTTTGGAGCAAACAGCTTACGTATTTCTTCAATCTTTTTAGAATCATCCCACATCACCATTGATGAATTTTGATTTATTGCTAATACATTACTCATAACCACTCCTAATTATTTTATTCTTTGTACAGGGCATATTTTGGTACGCTTAATTCTCTTATGGGATAAGAGGGCCATTTGTCTTTATCGAGGCATTCTTTAAGCTGCCTTTTAAGCCTGCTGAATTTATCGATGCCATACTGAAGAGAGACTTCATCCATCATATAGACCGCAGGAACATAGGGTTCTTCTTTCTCGCAGACTAGATTAACGAACATCTCAAAAGGCCTGCCAATGGCCTTACATCCTTCGTAAATCATGCCTGATTGTAAGTAGTAGTCATAAGACACTGCAGAGCGTTGAAAAGCGCATTCAGAGGCGTCATTAGTGGTCTTCACATCAACAACCATTTTAGATGCCCAAATGTCAGGGCGTGCTTTAAATTGAATGCCTGTTTCTTTATCTGTCCAGAATATTGATTGCTCAAATAGTGCCTCATCAAGTAACGTATCAACTATTTCATGACGCTTTACTTGATCCACCATTTGGTTTACTTGCATCCATTGCTCAACGGTTAAAAGTATCTTGCCTTGGTTCTCTTGAGTGAATATGGCATATTCTTCTTTTCCTTTCGCGGTTCTTCGGTCAATCGTCTGGGAGATCGCAAATTCATTTTTGAATTTATGTGGCTCAAGAAGTAGTGTGTGGAACGCAGAACCCACGTTCATTGCTGGAGTTGCTTCTCTTTTTTTTGCCTTTCCTGAAATAACCTCGTACCAAAAGTGATAGGGGCTTTTGTCCATGAGCGCTAGATTACTTCGTGAAATTGCGCTGGACTGATGGTACTGTTCGTTACTAATATCATGAATTCCATCACGAAAACTGACTGCTTCATCCATGTGATAATGTATGTTTGCTCTCATGTTTTACTCCTGCAACTCGAATTAACGTTTTTTGAAAATCCCGAATAATTTCTTACGGGTAAAATCCAATCTTTCTTTAGGGGTAACGTGGTCACGCATAAACATTATTATTCTCCATTACGTTTTCGTAGCAGTGTAAAAATCGTCGACAAAAAGAAGCCATACTTTCAAGAGCGTAAGGATGCAGTTCGTTTTCTGTGTAGATTAGTTGGTCTTCTTCGTTAGTTACTTCTAGAGTGAAGCCGAATTTTTTGTTGCGGGATAAAGACACGCAGTGGTCTATGCTTCCTAAATCATAGACACTGAGCGTACAAAGGGGTTCTACCATAGTCATATCATCCTGATAAATCTCATATTGGTAAGTTTCCAGTATATCGTATTTGAGTGCTGCGTTCATTTTTTTGCCTTGTTTGTTTCGGTAGGGTGATAGTAATACCAAACATATGATTGTGTCAAACGTTTGTTTTGCAAAACACGTATTTGGCAAACATTTATTGGAGCAAACATATGTATTGTGTTAAATTACAGAAAAACCTAAATAATTGGTTAATATGACTCTAGAAGAAGCATTAAATGAATTTGGTGGTACCGGATATAAGCTATGTGCAGTCCTTGGCGTTTCCGACCGCAATTACACAAGATGGAAAAAACAGGGGTGGATGCCTAGGTCGCAGCAGCTAAGGATTGAAATATTAACTAACGGCAAACTAAAAGCCGATGAATTCGGGCCTGATAGAAGGCCTTTGAAAAAGACATAAGGTTGTAAAATGAAAACAGAAGAAAAGCTAGTTGTGTATGGAGCGTCTTCTCTATTGATTTTATTGAACTCTAGTTATTTTCCTTCTTTTCGAGAATTTGTAGAAAATGACCTTATGTCTTATTTGTATTTTGGTTTCGCTTTTTTGTGGAATCATTTAGGTTCTATTGGTCTGTGTTTTTTCGTTTTTAGTTTAATCTTATTGTCTTATCTCGAATACCAACAATACAAAGAATTAAAAAGTTCTTTTAGTAAATTAGGCGATAAAGTATACAAAACAGAATGTAAGCTTCATGAGCTAGAATTATTTTTTGAAGATAATGTTCATAAAATATTAAAGGAATGGGAAACTCCTTATGATTTAGAGGAAAGAATGGAAAAAATAGAAATAAAAATAAACGAAATAACAGGCGCAAATATGCCTGTAGATTTAGATAAAAAAGCCATGGAGCGGCGTATTGGTAAAACGGATGTATAATTAATAAAAACCACATTGAGAACTATCATGGCCGTTAAAAGCAAAGAAGAAAAAGATAGGTTAATACTAGAGTTAGATAATGGGGATATGTCAAAGTTTAACGAAGTTATGGAAAAGTGGGCGTTCAAGGACCATCAAAGTTTCCTGAGGTTTGCTATGAGCATTTTTTTATTGAGTGAAGATAATGTTATTTCAATCAAAAGCGATGGAATAAAACAAGATTTCGCTCCTGTTCATGACTTACTTAAAGGAAAATAGATGTCTTCTAGTGATGATTTTAATATACAGGATACTCTTTTAAATCTTTCCGCTAACTTTGAGCAGCCAGATAAATTTGCCGAAATATTTTGCAATGCAGCAAAGAAGCAAAAATCTATTGATAGCACATTAAAAGATATAGTTAGAGAATTATTGAAGCATGACAAAGATACCGTAGACCACCTTAAGTCCGTTCAAAGACAGGTAAACAAAGAAGACTTAAAAAACTTGGCAAGACAAATTGGCGCCACTGGATGGTCGGTAATCATGCTTGTTCTGGGTGGTATAATATCGCTTCTTTTAAAGAAATACTTCGGATAAAAATACAAATACAAATACAAATACAAATACAAAAGCTTCACCTAGGGCGTTCTTTTTTATAGTGCTTATTTACCGTAATTTACGGTAAATTACACTTTGTTAGAACAAAATAACGAATGGTGATTTCCTATTACTAGGGGTCTAGTCCAGTTAAAAAACCCCAAAAATCTTCTTCCTTTCTTTAATGCTACTGTACTCAAGAAGCTTCTGATTACTGCTCAGCGTATCTAAAATCTGAGCTTTTTCTGCAATACACAATTCGAGCTGTTTATGAAGAAATTCATTTTGTTTGTTTTTCTCTGAAAGCATTTGCTTTAGATGCTCCACTTCGATTTCAAGCATTGTTCGCGCAGTACTATCATCGTCTTTCTCTTCCGTTCTCACGTTGTGCGCAGCAGGGAACACCCGAAAAAACTCAGATTTCTCTATAAGATAATTACCGCCATCGTCACGAGTCGCAGAGAGCCTACCTTTGTGAATCATATTCTGGATATGTCTTGGGCTATATCCTGCCAGTTGCGCGGCATCTCGCGTAGTGAGTAACGAATTATTTAGATTCATTTTCGCATTAATTCCTGAGTTATCGTTATAAAAACATTACCAATATACATTGCCAATAATAGTAACTCATTTGTAGTAACAGAATCCATTACTCTTGAAAATCACAGTAGGTTTATTAGCGCTTTCTTGTTAAATTATTAGGGCAATTAAGAATGGAACTGCCTATAAAATGGATAAAGAATTACTAAAGGAACTCGAGTCGCTTAGAGCGTACAAAAGAGTCA